AATATAGAACAACTAGAAAGTAAAAGTACCAATAGGAATCGTAATTTCAGTAATTGTTCCATCTGCTTCCGTTATTTTAAGTGTTAATGTCACACCATCACTTGTGTATTCTATGGTGTTGCCTTCTAAAGTTATAGTGCCTGAAGAAGAAGGAGTTTCTCCAAACAAATTATTAACCAACTGCCTTGAAAGCTCTGCATATACCCTGGATTCTAGGTTACGCATAAAACGAGCCAGAGTTGAGTTTTCTTTTTCACGTTCTATTTCGTCTTGTAAAGCTTTTATTTCTTCTTTGATGGTTAATTTTCTTGAGAACTCTTGATTTTCAATCGTAAGATAATGACTTGATGTACCAATACCACTAAAACTAGGAGATTTAAATTTATGAACTATTTGGTCTGCTTTAATATTTTGTATAAAAATAGCTAAAATTAAAATTACAAACATAAATCCAAACCATACTGTTGCTTTTAACTTTGCTACTTCTTCTTGTTCTATTTGTTTTTTTGTAAGATTTCTTTTTTTATAACTTGCACTCATTAATCTTTCCTCTGGTCGTCTCTATCAGCTTTTGCTAATCTATCTGTATGCATTAATTGTGGTACTCCAAGTATAGTCTTGAGAAGTGTATCTTGTCTAATTATCTCATTGTCTACAGAACGTACTCTATCTATAAGAGCAACCAATATACCGTGTTGAGAATCTAATTTTTGACCTAATCTTTGTTCTATTTCAGATATTTGAGCAGATACTTTTTCATCAAGTACATCTACTTTTGTTTCCATGCCATCAATAATTTTGTTAATTAGCTTCCAAATAAATAAACCTAAACCTATAGCTGCTGCTATTGGAAAACCTACTTCATTAATTAATTGAACTACTGCATCCATTATTCTATTGGTGTAAACTCACCAAGCTCAATTAGTTTATCTCTATTAACTAAATGTTCTGCTTCTATATCATCTTTAGATTGACCAAAATAAGCTACTCCTAAATATTTTTGTATCATCTGCTCATTTAAATCTATATCATCAGCTATTATACTTCCTAAGACTCTGCCAAATTTACCTTTTTTATCTAATTTAGTTTTTACTTTTACAAGTTTAGCTTTAGAAATATTATCTTCTAAAAATTTAGAAGCCATTTTGCCTCTAGCTTTTTCATCTAAATCTCTTGTTCTAGACTCTGGAGTATCAATGCCATATAAACGTATACGAGATTTAAAAACAATATCAAAGCCACAATCAATTTCAGCGTCTACTGTATCACCATCTACAACTCTTGTTATATTGCATTTGTACTCATACATTATCTATAACTCCTTGTTTTTTTTGCTATTCTTTTTGGTTGTTTTACAAACTGTTTTCCAGCTTTATTACCTTTTGCTTTAGCTCGATTAGTTGCAGCTTTTTCACTTTTTGTTAAAGATTTCCATGCTTTATCAGGAAGATATCTTCTTTTACCTTTGCTTGGTTTGCCGCTAGAGGTACGCCACTTTTGTTTACCCCAATCTTTTAATGACCTTTGAGATTTTTTTAATGGCATTATTATTCCTCTATTTTTTCATTGTATAAATTATCAAATACTTGATTTACATCTAAAGTGTAATCTAAATCAGATTTGCTGTAATGAATATGTTGTGAAGGTCTAAAATCTGGAGCACCTTCTCCTAATTCAAATTGTGCAGGTCTTGTAACTCTAACCCTATTATTAGGTAAAGCTACTATATTTCCTGTCCATTTACCTGCATCTAATAATTCAAGAACATGATTTTGTTTATGTTGGGCAGGGTCATCTGCTGTATCAGATTCTGTATAATCTACAGTAAAATAATACTTTGCAGGATAAAATTTACCATCAATTTTTGCCATCCAAGGACATGGAGAACAGTTTTCTAATACATATATACTATGTGTGCGAGATGCACAGTCCCAAGGTTGTGCTGCCCAAACTTCCATAGGTTCAGCCCATTCTTCAAAAGGGGTGTCTCCAACAAGAGCTGTAATAGGCATACGAGCCCACATAGCTCCACCATGAACATTTGGTTCATCTGTATCGTAAGTTTCTGCACCAGTAAAAATTACTTGAAATGATAAACATCTTTTTGGAATTGTTGTAACTCCAATAACCATAGCGTGTAAAAATTCACCATGATATTTTTCGTGATTGTGAGTATATTCTTTTCTTACCCAACACTTAAAATAAGGTATGCTGCTTTGCAAATAAGCCATTTATTTATATCCACCACCAGCTTTTTTATAAGCTTTAGCTACCATTTGTGCTTTACGAGCAGACCATTGTCCAGGTCTACCACCTTTACCACCAGCTTTGATTCTGTTAAATATACGTTTACGCATACCTGGTTTAGTATAATTGCCAGCTTTATTGACTGTTGATTTTTTTGCTCTACCCATTATACAAACTTAGCTAAAAATACAACGCCTACAATAAAAGGATAAACTGCCCAAATCATATTGTCTAATTTATCAAATCGTTTTGAGCCATCTTCTAGTCTTTTATCAATACTTTTATATAAAGCCTTACACTCTCTTTCGTGAGACTCTATAGCATTTAAAGCATCTTTAACTGTTGCCATTATTTTTTTGGTGCTACTTCTTTAGCTTTACCTATATTTAAAGCTAACATATCAATAAATTTATAAAGTTTACCAATCCACATATCGTCTTTAGGCGTTGGCGTACTTGCTGCTATTATTGAAGCAACTGTTACTATTGTTGTTATCCACATAATAATTTCTACTATCATATTTTCTCCTTTGTTTTAATCTGTATTTACAGACTTAATGTTATTATAGTGCAAAAAGACATTTATTTAAAATAAGAAGGTAATCCAAGCATAGGTCTACCATCAAACTTGTTTTGTTTTGCATCTTTACTGCTTTTATCGTTGTAGTGTAAAAACACTTGTCCACAATCTTCGCCTGTAAATGGCTCACGCCAATGTTCTAAATCACAACCACGATACATTAACATATCGCCTGGGTTTAAATTTATTTCAATATCTGGTTCTATGTATATTGACCAATCATCACCGCCAAGATTCATAGTAGTAGATATTTCACAAGAGTATCTATCTTTGTGTTTTTTTAACTCGTCACCCTTTTTATAAATTCTAGCGTATGAATATGTTTCAACAAGGTTAAGTTCTGATTCTTTTTCCATAATAGGTTTTACTTTTTGTAGCAAAGTTTCCATCACAATATCGCTATAGTGTGAATAAGTTTCAGGTACTTGTTCATCATTCCAAACTCCAAAGTATTCGGTAAACTGTGATATGTATTTTTCATCAAATAAATGCCTAGCTACTTTTCTTTTATTTAAAAAATATTGATAACAAAAATCTGCTAATTCTTTTGATATTGCACCTTTAATTACTTGGTACTTATTTTTTTTAAAACTCATTTAAATGGGTATCCTAAATTCCAGCACACTAACGAGTGTCGTATACCTTTAGTTACAGGCTTAACTCTGTGCCAAACAAAAGAAGGAAAAACAATTACACTTCCTTTTTTTCTAATTTCTTTACATATTCTTGGTTGAGAGCCTTCGTCTGTATTTCTAAAATCAAACTCTAAATCTCCACCTTCGTATTCTTTAGGGTCAGTGAGTGATACAGTCATACTAAGTTTTCTTTGCTTACCATGAGTATTTATATTATCTGGTTGGTCATAAGGTTCTTCATGTGAGTCGCAATGCCAGTCATAAAACTGGTCTTTTTTGTATTCGGTAAACTGACAAGCTTCTGACCAATCCCAGTCAAAATTCCAATTAGCACTTGCATTTGCTTGATGTATGTAAGGTTGGATTTCGTTATATATCCATCTATCAGACATCCATACTACATCTGATTTACGTTTCTTTTGTATATTTTTAATTTCTAATTGGGTAAGGTTTTCGGATTGAGAATAACCTGTAAGAGCCATTTCTTTATCCTGCTCTTTACCATATTTTACTATTTCATCGCAGATTCTTTCTGGTATAACTGATTGAAAGTACCAGTAATACCATTTAAGATTCATTTTTTATCGTTTTAATTTGTCCAAGTACCAGCTTTTACAAAGTCGTAAACTTCATCCAAACTCCACATACCAGATGCTCCTGATACGAAACTGACTTCGGGTTCTTTAGTTACAACTATACCAGAACCACCACTTGTACTTGCTGGAGCTGCTGCTCCTGCTCCTCCTGCTCCTACAGTTATAGTATAGTTTGTAGCACCAACAACTGTAAGTGTAGATTCAGCCGAAGCTCCTCCACCAGAACTTTCTCCTGGAACAGAACATCTATAACCACCTGCTCCACCTCCTGCACCAAAGTCTTGGAAAGCAGTAATATTACTAGCCCAACCACCGCCACCGCCACCTGTATTAGCTGAACCAGCAGAAA